TCTGCAAAAACTGCAAGAGATCCGAATTCAAGAATTAATAAGTCTCTACGTAAGTGGAACTGTTAATATAACCAACAGGAGAAAGAACATGGAAGATACAATAGATGTAGCAAGTAAATTACAGCGTTTTATGAGGGAACAATTGAAGAATTTAACTACAATTATTACTTCAGGAGGCGTTGACAATATGGAAGACTACAAGTATATCTTAGGCCAAATTCGTGTATACGAATTTTTATTACAGGAAATCTCTAACCTGCTTAACAAGAAGGAGCTAAATGCAGATGCAAAAGGAAACGTTATCAAACTCGACTGAAGTACCTAAAACGGTATTAGGTCTTGAAGAAAAATATAAAGAAGAAGATAAAAAAACTGTAAGAGCAGAAAATATTACTGACTCTTTAATTGACAGTTTACCACAACCGTCTGGTTGGAGGATTTTAGTATTACCATTTACACCTAAAGATAAAACTAAAGGTGGAATTATATTCTCACAAGAGTCTTTGGATAAATTAAGAATATCTACAAATTGTGGATATGTCTTAAAACTTGGTCCGTTGGCCTATAACGATAAGGAACGTTATCCAACAGGTCCTTGGTGCAAGGAAAAGGATTGGGTGATCTTCGCCAGATATGCTGGCTCAAGACTACCAATAGAAGGCGGTGAAGTCCGTCTTTTAAACGATGATGAAGTACTCGGAACGATTAAAAATCCGGAAGACGTATTGCATCATATATAATCATAGGAGGAAACTATGCCAGAAGATAAAAACAAAGATCCAATGATTGATGTCGGCGAAACAGAAGGTGTCGATGTTGAATTGGAATCTAAACAAGAGGAGGTAACACATGAGGTTGTTGAAGACAGTAATAAGTCCAATGACACATCTGCGCAATCAAATGAGCAGCCTGTTGTTCAAGCTAGCAAACAAGAAACAGAAAACAAGGACCAGGGAACAGATACAGAAGCGAAGAAAGAATTAGAAGATTACAGTGAAGGCGTAAAAAAGAGAATTGCTAAATTAACTAAGAAAATGCGTGAAGCTGAAAGACAGCGTGAAGCTGCCATTGAGTATGCACGTAAAATTCAAAATGAAAAAGAAAGTTTAGCAGGACGACTTACTAAATTAGATACAGGTTATGTTATTGAAATGGAAAATAGAATTAAATCTTCCATGGAAGCAGCAGCCGCTAAATTAGCACAAGCTAGAACTGATGGTGATTTAAAAGCAGAAATTGCAGCACAAACTGAAATAGCTAAATTAGGTTATGAAGATGCTAGATTATCTGAAATTAAATCTAAACAAGCATTAGAAACTAAAGTTGATAATGCTAAACCCGTTCAGGATTATGTTGATAAGTTAAGGGAACAACCTCAACAGGAACAACCAATCAATCCAGATCCAAAAGCTCAAACTTGGGCTCAAAAGAATACATGGTTTGGTCAAGATTCTGCTATGACTTATACTGCATTTGATTTGCATAAAAAGCTTGTAGAAGAAGAAGGTTATGATCCACAAAGTGATGAATATTATGCAGAAATTGATAAAAGAATAAGACTTGAATTTCCGCATAAATTTGCTACTAATACAGTACAAACGACAAATAATTCAAAACCTACTCAAACCGTAGCTTCGGCTAGCAGAGCAGGTGGAAAGAGTTCTAGTCGCAAAACTGTAAGACTCACACCGTCACAGGTAGCAATTGCTAAAAAATTAGGTGTGCCACTTGAAGAATATGCGAAACAATTAACCACGAAGGAGGTATAGGCATATGGACAACAACGAAAATAAGACTTCCCGTGCGAGCGAAACTAGGGTTAAAAATGAAAGACCCAAAGTTTGGACTCCACCATCATCTCTGGATGCACCACCTGCGCCAGACGGATTTAGACATAGATGGATAAGAGCTGAAAGTGTGGGCTTCGATGATACGAAGAACATTTCCGGCAAATTGAGATCTGGTTGGGAACTAGTTAGAGCGGATGAATATCCTGATTCTAATTACCCAAAAGTTAAAGACGGAAAATACGCAGGAGTCATTGGAGTTGGCGGCCTAGTGCTGGCTAGGATACCCGAAGAGATCGCGAAATCTCGTGAAGAGTACTTTGCACAAAGGACTAAAGATCGAGAAGATGCTATTGCAAACGATCCTCTGAGAGATCAGCACCCAAGTATGCCAATCAGTAAAGAGAGGCAGACTCGTGTAACTTTTGGTGGCTCAAAGAAGAACTAATTATTTAGTAATTCCTAACCACAAAGTTTAAAATAAACTTAAGGAGAACAAAAATATGGCAAACTCAACAGTAGCCTACGGTTTCAGACCGCTAGGTAAACTTGGTGGGAATCCAGCTGCAGGCGGACAAGATCAATTTGTGATCGTGGACAACTACAGCTCGTCTATTTTTCAAGGAGACATTGTTAAACTTAATGCCACAGGTGGAGTTATCGTAGTTGATACTTCAGCCCTGTCTAGTGTATTAGGTGTATTTAATGGTTGCTTGATAGAATCAGACCCATCAACAAAAAAACCAAAATGGTCAAATTTTTACACACAAACGAATATCACACAGGGTGAAATTCAGGCGTATGTAATAACTGACCCAAATCAACTCTATCTCGTTAAATCTACGGGAACTGCTCTAGGAACAACTGCAGTTGGAACTAGCTTTGATCAAGTATATGCAGCAGGTAATACTAATAACGGTATTTCTGGTGCTTACCTTGACTTATCTACTTCAGCTACAGCTGCTAATGGACAAGTTACTGTGGTGAATACTTCACCATTTATAGGTAACGAGGAAGCTGTAACAAATGAAGATTTCATTGTTAGAGTTTCTAAGAGTCATCAATTACTATAACAGGAGAATATAAACTATGGCTATCTCAAGATCACAACTAGTTAAAGAACTAGAACCAGGTTTAAACGCTCTGTTTGGACTTGAATATAAACGTTATGACAGCGAGCATGAAGAAATCTTCATCAAAGAAACTTCTGACAGAGCTTTTGAAGAAGAAGTTATGTTATCAGGTTTCGGCAACGCTGCCATTAAAGCTGAAGGATCTGGTGTCAACTACGATCAGGCACAAGAAACTTTCACTGCTAGATATACGCACAATACTATAGCTCTTGCGTTCGCAATCACTGAAGAAGCGATTGAGGATAACTTGTATGACAGACTAGCGTCTAGATATACAAAAGCATTAGCTAGATCTATGGCGAATACAAAGCAGGTAACTGCGGCTAACGTATTGAATAACGGATTCAGCACATCTTATTTAGGTGGTGACGGATCTCCTTTATTCTCTACGACTCACGCTACAATCTCTGGAACATTTAGAAACACGCTTGCAACACAAGCTGATTTAAATGAAACATCTTTAGAGCAGTCTTTGATTGACATCGCTGCTTTCACAGATGAAAGAGGTTTAAAAATTGCAGCTCAAGGTATGAAATTAATTATCCCTTCTGAGCAACAATTTACTGCAGACAGATTAATGTCTTCTGCTGGTAGAGTTGGAACAGCTGACAATGATATCAATGCAATTAGAAACAAAGGAATGATTCCACAAGGTTATGTTGTGAACCATTACTTAACTGATTCTGATGCGTTCTTTATCATTACAGATGTACCAAATGGCTTAAAGTACTTCGAAAGATCACCGATTAGAACTTCTATGGAAGGTGACTTCGAAACTGGCAACGTAAGATATAAAGCTAGGGAAAGATACAGCTTCGGCTGGTCAGACCCAAGAGGCGCTTTCGGTTCATCAGGATCGTAAGAACCTTATCTGCTTAATATTTAAGCACTTTTTATTTAATGGGGTGGGTTTATCTCACCCCATTAATATGTTAGAAAGAATGAACTATGACAAAATTGTTTCAAGTAAAAATTAGAGCGTATGGACACATGGCTGATTTTAACATTGAAGCAGAAGATAGTGCAGAAAGTATAGAAAAAGCTATCCTTGACAAAATAGGACAAAATGGGGTATTGTTAAGGAACAGCAATAGAATGTTTTCAACATCTAAATGCTGGATAACCTATGAGGAGGTTGTAAATGATATCAGTTCAAGACCTTTACAAAAAGAAGAGGTCATTAGAACTTGATTGGGAGCAACACTACATTCAAGAGGGTAAGTATACTCTTGACATGGTTAAAATTGACGAAAAAATAAAAGACGTCATTAACCATATTAAAATGTCTGAAGCTGAAATAGCTCATAGACAAATTAAAGTAGAGATGGCTGCTCCTGAATTTTCTGTAGCTAGTTAAATCCTAGCTATATATCCGAAAACTAGATTTTCGATGTAGGAACCCCTTGCGCTATTTAATAAATTAAGCTATATTTAAGTAACTATACATTAACATCTGATGTAGACGCGTATAGTCGACAGCCTAATGACTACATTGGATTATTTAGGAGGATAATAATATGGCAAAAACTACATTTCAAGGAGTAGTAAGATCTTACGGCGGACAAAATAAAGAGTCTAACGTATTTCCAGGAACAGTTGTTCTTGCAGCTAAAGGAATTATAGATAGTTCTACATCTGTATATTCTGCAGTTACAGGAATTAATGGAGGAGCAATCGTTCTTCCAGCAGGAGCACAAATTACTGATGTTGTACACGCAGCAACAGGTGCAGCTGACAAAGCATTAAATCTTGGAACTACTTCAACAGCAGCGCAAGCAGCTTCTACTTCAATCGCTAGTGCATTAAGTGCTAACGGTGTTCAATCAGCTCTTGCTGGTAATGATTTAGGAACTTTTGCAACAACTCCACTTACAGTTAATTCAACTGTGT